CATTATAAATATGTTAGGTGATGAGTTCCTTACAACAAACAATAAGATTAAGATTATTAAGGAAATAGTAGAAACAACCAATGATGAATATATCACACTAATGGATATGAATGAAAACCCAATAGTTCTCAAGGATGAAGATGGTAAACTTTCACAAATAGAAATGATATATAAAGAAGATGTTGCAGTGTTCCATTATGGTTACTCACAAGATGTAGGAGAAAGTTATATGCCTTATGAAGAACTACCAAAAGATGTATTAGATGATATCTTTAATATGGTTTTAGATTTCTATACAGGTATTTTAGAGAATAACTAATTATTGATTTAAGACCTGTTCCATCACATAATTCATAACAGACATTTCTACATCCGTTTCACATACCTTATGATTTAATATATCTTCCAACAATTCGTCTGAAGTGAAAGTACAAGAATAAGTTGTAGATACTTTACTATTTAAGACCTCTTCCACCTTGTGCATTCGAGGGGGCCATAGACTATTAGTTGTGGATACCCTACTATTTAATACCTCTTCCACCTCCCTGAAAGAAATAACATTCTCAATGTCTGTTGTGGATACCTTACTATTTAATACCTCTTCCACCCAAGAAGATAGTATTGGTTCAAACTCACTCTGTTCCAAAGAAAAAATGCTGAAAAATGATGGGAAGAATGAGTATCTCCAATATAAACATCCCTGTTTAGACAACTGAAAATACCAATAACTATTTTCCCTATCAATAAACCATACAGAGCCATTATATGGGATTATCTCCACATTACCTAACTCTTTATATAGGTGTTTAAAAATAAGTTGTTTTAATCTATCTGTAATAACCATAGTACAAATATAGTAATAAATTACGAACTAAACAAACTCATTCCCCCATTCCACTATCGTGTCGTTCCATTCCCCTTCGGGTCATTACACTAATGGGTACATTCATTTGTTTACTTCCTAATTTCCCCATATATAATAACCCCCTAACGAAAGACACACCATATAAGGGACATAACATATTACTGTGAATGGTATTGTACCCCATCGGGATAATGAGATACCCTAAAGGGTATATAACACGATATGAGTATACCTGTTAGGGTATAACATATATGGTGGAGTGTGAAGGGGACAATATCCCTTATAAGACACATAACCCTACAGGGTTATCCCTTATATAACACATTATGTCCCACTTTTTACCACCATTATAATTGTCCATATATTGTGTCTCATTTGAAAGGGGAAAGTCTAAGAACCCCATTGAAGGACACTATAACAACCTATTTTCGTTGAAGATTATAACGACTAAAGTCTGTCCACGCCATTTCTTTTATACGTCCTACTTTTCGCTGGATTATATACATAGTAAAAAAAACCCTTCTAACGCTATCGTCAGGACCATTTTTCTTACTTTTCATATGAACAAAAACCCCTCTCACGTATACGTCAGTGGGAAAAAGTGGGAGTTATTTTATTAACATATACTACACAATATACCATATATTTATTATAGTTATAATGTTAAAAACCCGTCGAGGGGATTGTCCCCTGTGTCACGTCAACTGACATTTTGACAAAATCAAGAAAATTAACAAATAAAGTTATCAACAATTTCCCCCTGACGCTATGACAGAGACCAATTCAGTATACGACACACTAAGAAATACGAGGGTGTCATATGATACCCTAAGGGGACATAAGGCTGCTTACCTATATTATAATGATGAGAAGGTGGGTAAGATGGAGTATAGAATAAGTCATACCCCATACCAAGGGGATATAATAACTCTTGTCGGATATAGTTTCACTCCTGAGTATATGGAATTATTCAAGGGTGAGGAATCTCCCATACAGACCATTACGAATTACTTTCGCACATTAGTCGTTTAACTTCCTTCCATACTTTCTTCTTGTACTTCTTGGCATTAGAGATTGCTTCTATCTCGAAGGGACAGTTGTTATACCCGTGTTTCTTTACGGATGAGTCGTAGTTTCTTTTCAGTCCCTTTTGTATGTGGTGGGTGTATTCGTGAATGGTCACCCCAACGAAATACGATATGGTCTCACAGGTGGATGGGTTGATAAATATCTTATGACTATAACAGTACTGGCCATATAGGTTGGACATATTGTTTCGGATATGAAATGAAGGGGTTGGTTTATTCCCGTGTCCAAGAACTTTTCTTGTTACCTCAACCACAATCTTGCCGAGGTCCCTAAGTTCTTGGACGGAATATTTATCGCACCTATCTTTTAGTTTCATATTAGTCGATGTATTTGTAAGTTACGTTGCCCACCATTTCTCCGTGAATTTGTCTTGGGATTGTTGCCATATCAAAGAATAATGGAATTTTTGTTTTGGTCAACATTTGGTTGATATGCATTTGAGCCATATACTTTCTGTTCTTGTAGAAACGTTGTCTTGAATCTCTCCAAGAGTATTGGGTTGGGATTTTATCTTCAGAATATCTGTGACCACTCTTCTTCATAGTAATCTCGAAGTTAATCATACGAGAGTACTTCTGTTCTTTATAGTTCCACTTGTCTGACTCACTAACAGACACGAATCTAACAACACATTCCCCGAACCCGTCGAACTGACAAGGGATGTTGATTAACCCGTTCTTCTTGAAGTACTTCTTAACAAGGTTGGTTGTTTTCTTATCGGCTGTTAGTGTCATAGTAGTAGTGTCGTGTTTGATTGTTTTACAAATATACGGCGGGGATTCTCTGTATACAAGAAAAATCTTACTTTTTTTCTAAAGGCAGGGTGGAGTATACACTCCAAGCATTATCGGTGCCAGCCCTTTATCCCCTCATCGTTATAAGGTACATCGTAGGGCTAAGTTATGGCGAAAATAATTAATAAAAAATTAGGATACTAACTTTCTTTGCCGTAACTTTGTGTTGACGCTTTATCATATATAAAAAAATATATAAGGCACCAAGCTAAGATACGGCAAATATTTTTAATAAACAAATATATTTCCCCACCATATTATCCTATATTTGTATAATGAAACAAAGAGTTCCCACATTCAGAGATGTAGTATTCAAACCCCACGGTGTAATTAAAGGTGGTGTACAAGGATTAGTTAAACTCCCCAATGGTGTTACCGTATCTATTGTCGGTGGTCCAACCTTATATGGTGATGGTGTGGATACATTCGAGGTGGGAGCTTGGTGGGGTAACCACGGTGATTGGATTGCACTCGGTGATGGGGAAGACGTTAAGACATACCAAGACACAGACCAAGTTACTCACATACTATTTGAACTATCTAAACTATGAAACAATTTAAACTAACACCCAACTCCGCAATACTACTATACGCAATAGGTATGGTAATCATAATGGTCCTACTAAGAACCTGTGGGGTAGCATAATCTTATTAACATATAGGTGGGGGGGAGTTGTTGATAACTATTCATAACTACCCCCCTATGTAGGGGTTACCCCTCCCCCCTACTGACACCCCCCTGCCGTATCCCCCCTTATATAGGTCATTTTGTCAGTCAAAAGGGGGGTACAATCCCATCGATAAAATTTTGGGAAATTTTTTATAGAAAGGGGACCCTCATATTTATCATAGTGTATATATTAAAAAATAAATTTTTGGAAAAAATATAGAAATGGATAAGAAGGTTGAATTTTTAAAAGATTGGATTGAGAGGAAGATGTCAAAACACGATTGGTTTAATGGTGTTAAGTATGTGGAGGTTGAGACATATAGATTTAGGAATAAGGAAATACCTGATTATGTATTTTATTTTGATACGGGTGGGTATGCGGTATCTTTGGAATTTGAGGATGATTTTGATTCTCTCTTCAAGGTGTTTTTCCCAACTGGTAATGATTATGACCCAAGTGCTGTTTGGGAATTTAGGTATGTGTAATATATATATTAACCCCTCCAATGATAGTATTGTTGGACTGACCCTTTGATTAATTTCAAGGGGTTTCTTTTTTTATATAAGATGACCCCCTATCTTTGAAATAGGGTCATATGTGAAAAAAAAATTTTTGGAAATTTTTGGGAAATATGGTATCTTTGTATTATGTTAACAAAAGTTTGTATTACTTGTAAAGTGGAAAAAGATACTACTGATTTTTATTTTAAGGAAAAAAATAAATTGAGCAGTTATTGTAAGAAGTGTTTTAATGTTAGGAGTAGGGAGCGTAGAAAACGTAAAATGGAGTTGAGCCCTGATTATAGAAAGATACAGAGTGATAAAAGATATGCTCGTATGAAACGTAGGATGGAGTCTGACCCTGAGTATAAGTCTATGATAATAACTAAAAATAAAAAACAGGTAAAGAATAGATTAAAAATTGACCCTCTTTATCGATTTAGGAAAATGTTATCAAGGAGTATTAGGGGACTGTTCAAAAAAAATGGTTATTCAAAACCTTGTAAGACTTCTGAGATTCTTGGGATTGATGATGATGGTTTTATTAAGTATATTGAAGGATTATTTCAAGATGGTATGACTTGGGGAAACAGGGGTGAATGGGATGTTGACCATATTGTACCTGCAAGTCTTGGTAATACTATTGATGAAATTAAATATTTAAATCATTATACCAACCTTAGACCGTTATGGAAAGATGAAAATTTGAAAAAAAGTAATTTGATTGACGATTCTAATATTGAATTATATAATAAATTTTTAAAAGAAATGAGGAATGGAATGTAATGATGAAATCCAAAGATTGGAAGGAGAGATTCTTGAACTGAGGGATGAGTTAAGAAAGGTTACCGATAGGGAATTAATCTATAAGGAAATTCTAAAGGAGATTGTTGATTCAATTGACAATCAGTTAACGAGGGATAAGGAGAATGAGAGATTTAAATTTGATGAGAAGATTAACTTTAAGTTATTTGTTCAGTATATGAAAGAGGACTTGGAGAATTATAGAAGAATATATAAGAGGGTAGATTACAATATTGATTTTTGATATATGGTTAATAAGGCAATTGATTTATATGTTAAGAATTTTTCTGTATATCATTATAAGGGATGGTATTGGATAATCCACCCCGTTAATCGGGAATGGGTTGTTAATGTTGCTGATAGCGGATATACATTTTTTAATCGGGATTTTTGGAAAGTATTTTTTGAGTTTTATCCATCTAAGGATTTGGATGGTGATATTCATAATTGGGTTGTTAATAAGTTGGGAGTTCCTAAGGGTAAACATTGTTATCCTGATTATATTCCTCACGAATACAATTGGAAGGATGAGTTTAAGGAACAAGATATTATTGATGTGATTAATAAGGGGGAATTAATAAAATAATTTTTTTTCCGTTGTTCCAATCCCCCCTACCCCCTTTTTTGTTTTTGGTGTATTTATTGTGATATGAGGTATATTATAACTGAAAGCCAATCTGACGATTTATTTTCAAACCTTCTTAAAAGACATAATATCACATACAATATTTTGTATTTGTATGATAATGGTTACGATTCAATAACCGCAACGGTTTATCTTTATAAAAATGGGGAAAAACTTGGATATAACCTTGGGTATGAATTTTTCTTTAAATATGATTCCAGATTTAATAGATTAACACCTGACGGACATTTTCCGAAACTTGAAAGTAATAGAGAGTTATTTGCATTTATGCCATCAGAAATGGTGAATAAATTTTTTATAGATAAGGTTGAAACTTATTTGAAAAAATTTATTGATGATGGGTATAGTACTTTAAGAAGAAGAAAATAATTTTTTTTCGTCGTTGTCAATCCCCCCTACCCCTTTTTTTGTTTTTAGTGTATTTATTTATATATGAAATATATTATTACTGAGGCACAATATTCCGCATTAAGGAATCTAATTAAAAAACACGAGGACACAATAAGTTTTTTAAAGACCGATATTTCTAGTGCAATTGAATCTGATGTAACCGATTTTCTAAACTCCAAGTTCCAAGGTAGATTTGGAAACTATAGTTATATGCAATATCCCGCATTTTTTATTAATCCTGATAAATTAACTTCTGAACTTAGAAAATATAATAGGAGTGAACCAGCTTTGGTTATTATCTATCATATAACAAAATCTTCAGGTAAAGTTGAAATTTCCATTTTTTGGAATACTAAAGTGAATTTTAATTATAAAACAGAAAATGGTATATGGAAACGAAATACGTATCCCACAAACCGCATTAAGTGGGACTATATGAATAACCCTGACGGAGAAGATGAATTCTATTCTAAATTGGAAAAGACCATTAATGGAAGGATTAGTGAAAAAGCTCAAAACAAAATTATTGATGATTTTGAAAAACTTTATAAAGAAGAATATCAAAAAAAAATAATGGATTAATTTCTAAAATTTTTTTTCTTTGTTGTCAATCCCCCATACCCCCTTTTTATTTTTAGTGTATTTATTGTAATATGAAATACATTGTTACCGAATCACAAATTCAAAGATTAATTGAATCTATTAAAAAACGTCCAGCCAAACGAATTGGGGATAAACTTAGTTCCGACGAAAAACGTCCGTCAAATCAAATTGAGGATAAACCTAGTTTTTATGACGAAATCCGTGGTTATTTAAGAGAATATATTACAGGTGGATGTGTTAAATTTGATGTGTCCCATAAATACATTATTGTTGATGTCGGAGCTCCTTATGATTTTGTTGATGCGGGATTCGAGAGGGAGGATGCCAACCGAGTTAAAAACAAATTAAGAAGTAAAGGTTTCAATAGTCTTGGTCTTGGTCAATTTGTAAAAGAAATATGAAAAAAGTTGTAAGATTAACTGAATCAGATTTGATTAGAATAGTCAGTAGGGTGGTTAACGAATCTGATAAAAAACGTCCAGCAAAACGAATTGGAGAAAAGGAAGACAGTTTAAATATTTTTGATGTTTTAGAAAATACCAAACTATATAAGTTATTGGATAACACCACCAAAGTAAGAAATTTTTATGGTGATATTAGAAACGAAAATTCAGGTGGAGGATTAAGATTATTAATTTATAATAATGATGGAGGTGTTAAATACAACTTATCAATTAACGGATATAATCAAGATAAAGCCATAAATTTATTGTTAGATTTAATTGAATCAAATTACCTTAATGGTGATATCCTTAAAGAATTAAAGTCTATTGAAAGAAAAACATCAAAAAGAATTAGTACATTAATTCATCGTATTATTTCATTGATTATATGGAGGAAACCTATACAAGACACTGTGGAAGAAATGATTGATAGATGGTTTTATAATGATTATAGTGATGAATGTGAATTAATAAAACAAGCATCTGATGAAGTAATTGAGGAAATGAAAAAAAGATATTCGAATGAAATTGCTTGGCATTATAATTTAGGGTTCCGCTCTGAACTTGATGAATTGAAAGAAATTATATCCAAAAAATTTGATGATTGTAAAAAATAATTTTTCTCTGTTGTTCAATCCCCCAACCCCCTTTTTATTTCTAATGTATTTATTGTAATATGAATTTAACTGAATTATCTAATATTTTAACAAAGTTATACAATAATCTTGGAAACAAGTATATTACTGATAATTTTATTACCGACCCGTTTGAGTTTAAGGTTAAAGTAAGATATGGTGACCCATATGAATATCATAAGTATTATGTTGATGTTTATAGTATCCCTGATATACCAAAGTTTTTAAAGTACACACCTGAACTTAGAAAAGAAAAAAAGAAAGACGTTGTTGGAGCTTATGTTAACGTTGTGGAAATTAAATTTAAAAGTATGATTGAATATGTTGACCCTGAAAGAAAAGGTCTCATTGGTGTTAACTTTATGAATGTTGAAAAATAATTTTTTTCCGTTGTTCCAATCCCCCCTACCCCCTTTTTTTATTTAGATGGGTATTTATATTTGTATGAAGTATAAAATTACAAAAGAACAATACACAAAAGTTGTAAATAGATTAATTAACATCTTTTTCAAAGACGTTGAGTTTGATAGAACCAGTGGTGATGATGATGATGATGATGATAGTTTGGATTTTTCAGTTGGTGGTGAAGAAATGGGATGGATTATAAGTTCATCAAGTCATATGATAACGAAAAAATGTAAATACGAACTTATGATTTACACTAGCACTATTGATAAATTGAAAGATTTCGCACCACTTTTTAGAAAAAAATTATTTGCAAAATTGATGATTGACCACTTCTCAAAATTAACTGGATTAGATATTGATTGTCTTTTTATGGATGAAGAAGGTAACGGCGAGGATGATGAGGCATTTAAATACAGGATTAAAAAGAAGAAAAAGAAATAATTAAACCCCACCTGTGTAGTGGGGTTTTTTATTTTATAATGTATTTATAGTAAACATTTAAAACTATGAGCATATTTGAAGGTAAGAATTTATTTCAGAGAGTAATTGAATTTCTTGTGATACCTGGTGATAAGGCTAACCATTTTTTATATGGGTCTATTATCTTTTTGATTGGTAATTACACATTGGGTTCACAAAACGGTATTTTACTATCATTGTTCTTTGCTCTTGGTAAAGAGATGTATGATTCTGTAGATGGTAAACCTGAATGGAAGGATGTTGTATGGACAATGTTGGGGGCGGGAGTCGCTTGTTTATCTGCTCTAACGGGATTTAATTGGTAATTAAAATATTATTATGAAAAGATTTATTTGCAAATTTGTTCAAAAGATTACCTTTGGTAAGGTATGTCTTGGATGGTGTGAATTATAATTTACTGATACAAAAACCACCTTCTATAAAGGGGGTTTTTATTTTAAGAGGTATTTATATATTATGAAACATTTATTAAATAATTTAACAGAGGAAGAAAAAAACTCTATACGTAGACAACATACCGGAGGAATGAACGTTGTTACGGAAAATTTTTCAAAATTAATTAACACTAAGTCAGGAGATGTAAAATTATTCTTGAATGAACAAACCTCAAGTAACGACCCTTTAATACAAAAAGGTTATCAATTAGTGGAAATTAATTCATTACCTAATGGTCAACAAAAAGACCGATTGTTACAATTAATAAAAAAATACCCAACGTATAAGTATTATGTTAAAGGTAATGTTAAATTAATATCTGATGGGAAGATGGTAATTTTTGTTGTCTCTCCTGAAAGATGGAAATATGGTGTAGGTCCATTTCCAATTGAAAAGTTAGATGATAGATACGACAGTTCTATTTAACAATAAAAATAATTAAAAATATTATGAACAAAAGTTATAGTAAAATTAGACACATACAAGAAGCGAATCTTAGACTTGAAGAACGACTTCTGAATGAAAGGTTTAATAACCAACAAATGATTAGTGAACAAACCTCAAACGAAGAATATACAGTTCAAAGAGGTGATACATTAAGTAAGATTGGCCAAAAATTGGGACTGAATTGGAGAGAAATTGCAACTTTAAATCAAATTAAAAATGTCAATTTAATTCGTGTCGGTCAGAAATTAAAGTTACCTGGAAAAACTCAGACTAAAGCCGCAGGACAGACTAATACAACGGCACCGACTACCGCAACAACAACACCGACAGATGTTGTTAGTGCTTATGGTCCGGACGTTGAGAGTATTATAACACAATTATTTACTAAAATGCCATCATTCAAAACATTTGGAAAATATGTAGATAAGGTTGGAATGTCAAAAGGTATTGATATGACGGGTATTGGTACAAACCTTACTGTTGATGAGATAAAACAAAAGTACCCTACTGAGTTAGTAGATATGCCAATTGGTGGGTTTAAATTTTATTCGGCAACTGAAGGTCAACCATTCACTAAAGAAACTTATAATTTTCTAACTCCAATTGGTCGTCCCTATGTTAGATATTTAAACGATGTAACAAGTACACCGGAAAGTCAAGAAGAACTTTACAATAACACAAGTTATAATCCTAACAAACCAACAAATACACCTGTTACCTCAAGTAAAAACGACAATGCAGGTAGTACAACGACAACAACAACAACTGTAGATGAGTTGAAAAGTATTATTTATAAAAGTGATAAAGATAAAGTATCTGAAGATTTTTGTAAGTCCCAAAGTGGATATGATATTTGTTTAGTTAAAAAAAGTACACAAAGACAAAATTTAGATACAATGTATAATGATGATAAGAGGAGACTTAACGCTGGCGGGTATGTTATGGTTAAAGAAGATGATTTTAAACAAAATACCACAACAGGAGAATATATTAGGAGAAGTACTTGGAAAAAAGGATAATAAAAATTATTAATTATGAACCCCATCATTTGTTTGATGGGGTTTTTTGTTATATATTTGTCCTATGAATTTAGATAACCACACTTTTGAAGAACTTGTTAAATTAAGAGATGAAATTGAAAACCGTCTTAATTTCATAGATGACGGATTTTTGTATCTATGTAAAGTTCGTTCTTATGGAAGAAGTTGGACTGAGCGTCCAAGTAACACATATGTTCTTAATCAGTTATGTTATCAATACGATGGTGATGAAGGTATTGTTGATGTTTATACAACCAATCCTGATTTGAATTTACAAAACTATGGTGGAGTGTATTACGTCAAGTCGGAAGAAGAGTATAAAGCTTGGAAAGAATGGGATTATCTAACTAAGAGTATTCCTAATATGGAAAAGGAACTTGAAGAGTGGGATAACCGAGACAATGTTCCGTTCAGTAGACGACCACTTTTTGCTCCTATTTTCACACGTGAAAGAATTGATGAGTATAAGAAAGAACTTGAGGAGTATGATATGAGTTTTACTCCACCTGTTCCTTTGGGGTACAAGTACGAAGATGTCGAGTAATATATCTTAAACCCCTATTCTCAGGGGTTTTTTGTTTTTTGATATATTTATAATTATGAAAAAAATTGTTAAACTATCAGAATCAGACGTTACAAGAATTGTGACAAGAGTCATCCAAGAACAAACATTTGTTGGTACTTCTGCGAATATGGGTGAAATTTTATATAACGCAATTAAATTGGCGGTAAAAGTTTTACCATCAAATGTTATTGGAGGTATTATATGGGATTGTTTAACTGGCGATAGTAAAGGTGTAGTTGATTCTATTGGTAACTACAAACAACAATTGGGTAGTCAGTATGACGTATTAGTAAATGCTGCAACTAAAGGGGATTTAAGTAAAATATATGACAACCTAACAAAGTTGGCAAAATCAGGAATGGGTAATTAATATGAAAATTATTATTACTGAATCCCAAGTCGAAGGTATTATAAAAATATTCTCAAAATTTTTGAATAAACAATCGTATGATGGTGTCTGTAATGTTATGATTGATTATGATGATATGATGAATAGATTTGTTTTAAATATTTTTTTTGACAGAAACTATTTAACTGATTTGAATGACGGAGGGAAACAAAGTAATTTTTTACGTAAAACTGTAAATGAATACGGTAACCTATTTAGAAATTTTTCGGGACACAACCCTTTAATTTACGAGCATTATGATAATTGTTAAAATTATTTGTGAAAAATAAAAAAAATCATATATTTGTATTATATAACACTAATCATATGAAAAAAACTATTCTATCTCTTATTTTAATTTTCTCTTTAGGTTTATTTCTACAATCTTGTCAGACCCAAAAAGGATACAATTATTCTAAACACAAAAAACAAGGTCAGTCGATGCACCGAAAGACACATCGTGTTAACAAAGGTGGTAATCAATTAAATCATAAATGTACTCCTCACTAAAAAAGTTTTTAGTTTTTTAATGTATTTATATATAAACTATTATACTATGAAACATTTATTAAACGATTTATCTGAGGAGACAAAAAACGCAATTCGTGAACAACACGAAGGTGGTAAAAAAATTGTCATTGAAAATTTCAAAAAACTGATTGAAACAAAATCAGGAGATGTTAAAACGTTCCTAACTGAAAAGTAATCAAAACCCCTCCAAGTGAGGGGTTTTTTATTTAACTATTCTTTATTCTTAAACATCATTTATATTTATAAAAAACAATTATTATGGACAGAGAAGCTTTAGCTCAAAGGTATAGTTACCTTTTAAATGAACACACCATTTTAGGTAATCAAATCGCGTCAATCAAGGGACAAAATTTTGAATTAAATCAATCACAACTTAATGAAATTAAGAAATTAGAATATAGTCAAGGTATGATTGAATCTGAAATTCAAAAGATGATGAGCAACTTTTAATTTTTCATAATATTTATTGGTATGAAAAAATTTATTATTACCGAAGACGAAAGAAAAAGAATCAAGAATCTTTACGAGCAAACCGCTATGGATATTTTTAACAGTACATTGTATCCATCAGGACAAAAAACTTCATCTGAGACAGTTGCAAAAACTATTGGATTCTCTCAACCCGACAAAGAAGGTGATTGCTGGCAGACTACAATCTATGACGGTAAACTTAGAAGTAATATCATTTCTAATGTTTGTAATAATGGATATTTTGATATTAAAAATACAGGTACAGGTGCCCCAGCGGCGACTACAGGTCAATGGACTGCCGACGATAAAAATGTTAAAATAACTTTATCCGACGGTAAAACTTTTTCAGGGTCAATTTCTGAAAAATCCTTACAATCACAAATTGCTCAGTATATTACATCAAACCCTAATAAATTTAAAGCTGGGTATATCGGGGACACTGAAATTAACTCATTAAAAGGTTTTATTTCAGGACAGCAATCATCAGGTACAGAACAAACAACAAGTACTGAACAAGGTGGTGAACCTACTCAAACATCTACTGAAACTCCATCTGAGAATAAAGTTGCACAAATTCAACAAAAAGTAATTGATGCGGGACTTGGTGATGCATTAGGGCCTAAAGGTAAAGATGGTAGATTTGGACCATATACTGCAGACGCTGTATTACAATTACTCAATAAAAAGTAATGTCCGATAACTTTTCTCAAAAAATTATAAATCTAATTGATAAAGGTTCATCAATTATTACTATTGCTGAACATTTTGGAGGACTCAAAAAATTTAGAGAAAAGATTTCAAAATACCCTTATTTAAACGCATTAGTTGACTCTAAGTTGGGTGGGAGTATATATTTTAGTGTCCACGGTGATAAAGAGTTTAAATCATACAAATTACCATTTAGGGTATTAACTTACGACGTTACTTCCCCTGAGGATGATTTATACGAATCGGCAGTTGCGGTTGAGGTTCCTGAAATTACCGATAGGTCAGAACTCACCAAACTTATGACATTTATAAGTGATATGTCAATAGAATTAGGTGGGGATTGGGCCGATTTTAACGATAAAGGTCTTAGAGAAAAGGCAATATGGGTAGTACCAACAAAATTAAATGGGATTGATTGGACCGATTTTAATTTTGAAAAAGAAATCAGAGAAGAGGAAATTGAAAAAATAATACCAAAAGATTATATAGTTAATCTTAGATAAATTATTTAGATAAGTGAGACATTAAAACACCACCTAATGAGGTCGCGTGTACTTCTAAATGATTAATAGATTCCATATCAAGTTTAGTCTTACGTTTTGTATAATCTAAACCTAATGTCCCGATGAATTTGTCATCAATAGATTTGATTGCAAATAAATAACCTGATTTACAACCACTTTCTTCCGCAATATATTTTAAACCAAATGTTGAGATTGACTCATCTTTAAAATCAGGAATTTCGATGACATCGTTTTCTAATAGTTGATTAATTGATTTGCTGAATAAATTAACAGGAATGTTATGGAAATTTGATTGTATTGAATTTACACCTACTCCAACGGTCTCATACATAACACTAAACTTAGCCATTGATTTACCTGTCGGATAAAAGTTACCTCCGTTGTGGAATTGAGTAATCCAAACTCTGTCAGCTTTAAATTCTTCTTTAATATGCTCGATTTTTGATGTGATTAATTCACTTACTTTTAATGTTTCTTGAACCAAGTCTGGTTTCTTTTTTCTTTTATCCAAAAAGTTTTTAACAAACATAATTGATATTGGTCCTAATACGCCTGTAATGAAGGCAACTATAATTTCAGGGGATATACTCACTATCTTAAAAATAAAAATTTATTAATAATAAATACATTTTTTTTTTAAAAAATCTATATTAAACTACGATATATTTATATAATATGAAAAATCAATTTTTAATACCCGAAGATGAAAAGACAAGAATTTTGGAGATGCATAAGAGCTCAACAAAAAATTTGTATCTTAATTTAATTAATGAACAGACCGCATACGAGAGGTATTTGGAAAGAAGTCAACAAACTCCTGAAGAATCTGAAAAACAAATGCAGGCATCCAGAGATTTTATCAATTCATTGGCAACCTTCACAAAGTATGTGGTATCTAATTTGTCATTGAATAACTTAGTGATAAGTAACTTACCTTTACACTTAAGGGCTCTTTATTATTACCTTATTGGTACTACCGAAACTAAAAACGAATCAATGTTAAAGAGTGGTGAGAAAACTTACTTATGGGATGTCGCAACTAAATACGGATTAAAAAATGGTTTTAAATATGATATGTGGAGAACATTAGGAGCTCAAAATTTACCAACTGCGATTACTCCTGAAGGTATTAAATCTGAAACTGAAAGATTAAAAAACAACCCACAAGCTGCAAGTTTATCAAATCCTGGATTGGCGGGAGAGTTTATGTATACGTTAGGAGAGATTTCAAAAGGAGGAGTTAAAAAAATTGATGACAATAAAATTGAAATTATTGATAACTATGATTTTAATGCGTTTAACTTACCTAAAGATGAAGTTTTAAAACAATTTTCGGATACTTTAAGTATGTTTTGGAAAGGTGAATCAAGTTTATATAGTGTTATTAGAAAATTAGTTGCGTTAAAAGAGACAGGTGGATATACAGGATATCCAATTAGATACACTATTCAAAAACCTGCAGGGGCTCAAAGTGTTGTTAGTACATCTCAACAATCAACTACGAATACCGTACTTCCATTTAAAAATAAACAAGAAGGAGATGCATTTAGACAATGGGTTAATACCAAATACCCTGAATGGGCTAAAAAATATAAATTGGATAAAAGTGGTAGTTACAAAAATTCATATATCAAAAGAGCATTTAAACAATATGGGCAGGAATACCTTAAAGGTGGTAACACTAATCAACCTCAATCATCGGCATTAGATTTTCCATTAGTTAAAAAATTAATGAATAATTTCCATAAGACTAAAAACGACGATAAAAAATTACAAGTCGCTTCCTCAACTGACAGACCATATGTTTTAGTTGATTTTTATCCTGATGGAGTTTTGGTTTTACAAAAAGACAAGTCGGCGTTCTCACCTGTGTACGATAAGACAACAGGTTCTTGGTCTACATCAAATGGTAATTTAGTTATGAAATATAAAGGTAATGACTACACTATCACACAAAACGATAACAACCAATTTTGGGGTATGTTAAAGGCTGGTAATTACTTAAGTAATCAAGATAGTTCGTTTGTTCAGTAATTTATTTAACGATAATATTACCAAACATTTCCGATAAACTAGCGTCAACATAGTACACTTCACCTGTTTTTTTATTTTTAACAATTGAAATGTCGTGGTCTTTAAACGATGGGTCATTACTGAATTGGTGCATATTAATACCGTCCATAAAAACAAGAGCTCTTACGTGGGTAATCTCAACGTAGTCTATGTTATTCTCTGAAAGACATTTAGATAACATAGAATTATAGTAATTAGTGTAACCGATACAGTTTGCTTGTTTTGATTTAGAAATGTACGGGACACTGTTATTTTGTTTACTACTTAAAGAAAACTCTAAATCATTTTTTGTTTGATTAAGACAAAAAGTCATAATTGACTCTAAGTTGTTACTCTTATAATTTACATTTTTTGTAAATTGTTGGGGGGATGAGTCAATAACTTTAATCACTTTATATGAAAAAACATTGTAAGTGAAACTCATTAGAATCACTGAAAGTATTAGAATTGGTAGGATTATCTTTTTCATATTACAAATATAGTGTTTTTTTTTGATATTGAAAAATTTTTCTATCCATATTGATATTTATTAATAAAATTAAAATTATGAAAAAAGTTGTTAGATTAACCGAATCAGATATCGTTAGATTAGTTAAAAAAGTAATCAGCGAAAATAAAAGATTACTAAATGAAGATGAAAAAATTGACAATTGGGTACCAATCAAACTAGCTGAATACGGTCTTTTAGAAATTGAAGGTGTTAAATGGAAAATGAAATTTCCTGAACAAAATGGTAGAGACCAATATTTGGTGGTTAAAGGTTTATGGAATTCTAACGGAGAAATTTGTGTTGGAAATAGCCAGGATTGGACAATTAGAAAATCTTATTGTATGGACTCTGATGACCAAAAACAATTTGCCAGTAAATGGTATGATGCTAAACAAAATAACAAAAGACAATTTACATTAGAAAGTACGTTACAAAATATTGATTTTGTTAGAGCGTAATAATATTTGTCGATAATTAAAAACCCCTCACTTAGAGGGGTTTTTAGTTTAAAAGGATTTTGTATTAGTTAACCGATACAACTTCCAAGTCAAAGATAAGTTTCTTACCAGCAAGTGGATGATTCATATCTAAAACCACAGTTTCTTCTTTAACTTCTGAAACTGTTACATTAATTGGTCCGTATTGGTTCATACCTTGTAAAGTATCACCAACTTGAACACCCTCAGGTACGTTAGTTTTTTCAATTTCTTGAATCATCATAGGGTTGTGTTGACCATACGCATTTTCAGGTTCAATTTCAACTGTTCTTTTTTCTCCCGTAGATAATCCTATTAATCCTTCTTCAAAACCTGGAATAAGTTGTCCTTGTCCAAGTGTTGCAACTAATGGAGTTCTACCTTCGTTTAATGAACTGTCGAAGATTGTTCCGTCTTCTAATCTACCTGTGTAGTTTACGGTGACATTATCACCACTTTTAATTGTACTCATAATTCAAGTATAATATATTAATTTTTTTTTGTCAAATTCAAATTACAGCATATTTATAATAAACAGAAAAAAAATGAAAAAAGTAATACGTTTAACTGAATCAGAATTAACATCTTTAATTAAGAACATTGTTAATGAAACTGAAATGAATGAGCAACCTGAAAACTTCTTTAATCCTGAAGCGTTGGACACAGGTGAAGCAATTATAACAATCGTTACAACTGTAATCGGAATGTTAGGAATTGCAGGTTCACACTACATTAAAGCCGCAATTAAAAAATTAAGAAAGTCTGGTAACGACGCTGAAGCTGATAAAGTTGAAAAGGCTTTACAAACAGCAATGGAAACCACAGACCTAGACCCTTCAGGAATGGGTGAGGTTTCGAGAAAAAGATATAACAAAGATATGGGTATTTCTGATGAAGAAAATGACTCTACAATGATGGAAAGTCGTATTGTAAGAAAAAGAAGATAATAAATCAATTTTAATATGTTAAAACCCTCATTTTTTTGAGGGTTTTTTTGTGCATTCAAATTTTTTGTGTATCTTTGAGATATAATTAAAACCCCTAACAACTATGAAAAACTTGAAATTAAAATTGACCGCAGCGATGATGGCCCTTGTATTATCAGTATTGTTATTGGTACACTCTTCAAACACAAGTGTGTTTGTAATCTCAATCGTTTTGATTTCAATTCAAGGATTGGTTTGGGGTAAATTGTTGGAAAACGTTGAGTGATAAAAAAACCCCTCTTTGGAGGGGTTTTTATTAGAAAGCTTCGACTTCTTCCATCATTAACTGATAGGCTCTTGCCAATCTTGTCATTCCAATTCCTCCACCAAAACGTGGGAAGAAATCGTGTGATAAAAATTCTTCTAATTCTTTCTCAACTCTTTCTTTACCGAATAACTCAAAAAGTTTTTCAGAGTATTTCCCATTCTCAATTGTGTAGAAATTATTTCTCATTTCTTCTACATTAGAACTTCTTTCAGCGGAACCAATAGTTTCTTGTCCGTAAAGAATCACATCTACTTTGTTGAAAATTTTGTCCATCCCTTCTCTCATATTCCAAAATGGGTTAGTTCTGTATGGGAAATTTTGAAGAGACACTACAGGACCTTTCTCTTCCCACATTCTTGTTTCGTGTTCGTTTTCTAAAATTTGAACTCCACCATATTCTTCACAAACATCATCATAGTTAACCTCAATTGCTTTATCAAACCCTAAATAATCTAAAAGCTCTGATTCAAGTTTTAACATATCTTTCATTCCACCTTTTGATTCAAACTCAAACATTGGGAAAATCATTTCGTGACGACCTGGAATTGGGTCTTTTTCTTGTCTATATGACGTTGAAATACAATATACACCATTCCATTCAGGATTTTTAAGAAGTTCATATTCTAACCACATTTGGCCTGTCTGTGGTAATGGCCAAACTTCTCCTTGGTAATTAAATGTTGTTATTGAGTGTGGGTTTTCACACGCAGCTAAGATTGATAATCTTGATTGGGTTGGAACTTCTTTAAATCCTTTCTCTTGGAAGAATGTTCTCATTTTTTGAACTAATTCGTTGTAAGTTTCTGTGTTTTTCATTTTTTTTTATTTTTAGTTTATTGTTAACGTATGGGCAAAAAAAATCCTGACTGATGTCAGGATTCTGAATGGTTATTATTATTTGATTTGGTTCGTGTATTCATTTCATATTAAATATATGAATGTTTTAAAAAAGAATAAATACTATTAAAATATTTATCATTATGACTATTGACGAAATCACTGAATTAATGTTTGAGTACTTTGAAAGTAAACCTAGTTTGAAAGATAAATTCTATGATGCGGTCCTATTTGCGACATTAGAAAAAAATAAAACTAAATTGGAAAATTTGTTAAACATTTATGAAGAAGATATTGTGAAGTTTAATAAAAAAAATGGACAAGTTAAAAAGAAATAGTTATACTTAACTAATGATTACTTTCGGAGACCGACATACTAATACTTGTCAACAGTGTAAAAAAGAAAAAGACGATTGTTGTGAAATGACATCCGATAAATCAGATAAAAAATACATTTTGTGTAGAAGTTGTATTTTATTCTTTGATTACTATCTCAATCATCCAAACGTTAAGGGTAAAAAGACAGGCAAATAAATATTATTGTTTTCATAAAGAATAATATTTATAATATATGAAAAATTTACTTACAGAGGGTGGGATTCGTAACATTAACGAATTATCAAAAAGATATAAGAAGGCAAAAATTTATTTTCATATGGATTTAGACGGTGTAACTACCGCTTTAGCTATGAAAAAATATTTGGAAGATAACGGAATCAAAGTTGTTGATTCTGAGATAATTCAATATGGAGATAAAGAGTTCTCAGTAAGAAAGGCTGACGCTAACGGTGAAATTATGCCAGTTTTAGTTGATTTCGCTCACGGAAAACCAATGTTTATTGTTCACACAGACCACCACGACAGGCAAGCGGGGGCAGAAGAAACAAAATCCACACAATTTAGAGGGGCTCGTTCAAATGTTGAGACATTATCTCAAATCATACCTTCGTCTGAGATTTTCACACCTGAAGATGTTGCAACAATATCAATGGTGGATAGTGCGGATTACGCTTCAAGAGATATTACACCTGAAATGGTAATGAATTACATTTATTCGTTCGATAAAGATAAATCAGGTAAAGAAAATAGAATGATGTTAGGTTTGGTGACAAACAAATTGTTATTGGCATTTAAGAACAAACCTAAATTTTTAGAACATCTTGTAATGACGGCCAAACCGTCAATATTATCAATTTTTAATATTATTAGTAAGGTTGTTAAAGAAAAAGGGTACGCTGGTACATCACAACTTGAAAAAAACAAGGAGGATTATGTTAAGTCAATGAAGTCTAACCCAAATGTTAAAATTGACGGTAATATAATTGTTCAGTATGGTGGGGGTAGTATGATTAAACCAGGTTCTTATGATAGATACACTCCATTTAGAAACAATCCTGAGGCGGATTTCTTAGTAATTGCTTGGCCATTAGGGTTACTACAGGCATCTTGTAATCCATTCAAAAAAGAAAGACAGTTAAAAGGAGTGAATCTTGGTGAAATTGCTCAAGAAGTACTTGGTAAGTGGGAATCTAAATTAAAAGACAGAGTCATTCCACTATCAACAATAAAATGGATTTCAGAATCTGCAAAAGATTTTGGAGAAGAATCTGTAGGATTTACATTCAAAGATTTTTCGGCAATTTATGGTGAGAAAATGATGGATATTGACAATGGTATGGAATATCTTGGAATTGTTAAAGACGCAATGTCAAAACCATTTTCATCATTAACCGAAGAAGAAAAAACTTTGTTAGACAAAATTGGTGTGACTGCTTGGGATATTATTCAAGCCAATTCAGGTGGACATAAATGTATTACAAACATTTCAGGATTAAACTTATTTGGAAGAAGTAAAAGACCACCTGAGGGTAAATATAGTAAACCTGCCGATAGTGAAGATGCGGCATATGTTAAATTCTTAAAGACATTACAACAAGAATTTGTACAAAAATTACAGGATAAGATTAAAGATTCTGAAGGGACAAAATAACTTTGTCCCCTAATTTTACGTTGTTTTTCTTACAGTAACCTGATGGTAATTCTAATACGTAATTACCATCACTACAATATCTTTGACAATCATCTGTGTTACAAATAGGACAAGATGGAAAAATTTTAACGATATTAAATTTGTGGTCCAAAAACAGGATGTCCAAAGGAATGATACAATCCTTCATCCAAAAACAATCGTGGTCGCTACCCAATAAAAATAACATTGAATCAAACCCATTAAATTGTTTGTTTTGCATACCCTTCATCTTTTCTTCAGGGGTTTTACAAACCTTAGTATTGAGTGTTTTGTTATTTAAAATAATCTTCATATTAATAAATATTTATTTTTTTATTTGACGCAATATTTATTTGTATATTATAATCATATGAAAAATCGCATTAGTATTACAGAATCAGAAAAAAATAGAATCTTAGGGTTACATTCTGACCCATCTTTAAAAAGAAAATTATTTGAACAATCTGAAGCTCCTGAAACTGCGGAGGTTCCTGTTACTGCAACTCCTGAAACTCTTAAACCAAGAACTAAGGATGAGTTTATGAAAGTTTATAATATGGGACAAAATTACCCAGCGTCTTTTGAAAACGGATACTTCAAAGTTGACGATACCCAGTTAAATGCACCTGATAAAGATGATTTTGAAATTAAGGACGGGTCAACTGGAAACATTTATCACGACTCTAACAAGGTATATTTCAAAGCAAACCCATCTTTCGAAGGTCACAAACCAATCGCAATTGTGTTATTCTAAAAATTAATTTGTTTTGTATAGATAGTTGAGGTCTCAGTGTCTTCTTCATTAACTCCAATATAAAGAATAATTTCATTATCATCAGTATGAATGTCAAAGGTTCCTTGGGACCCTTCATTTATTTCCCATCCTCCAAAATTACGTCCAAGAATTTCGTATAAAAAGTCATCAAGAGCTGCCGGTATTTCAATACGACGCTCACTATCATTGTAACCTTCACTATCAATATAACCACTATCACCGCCACCATTAAAATCAACTTTAACTAGTGAAAAACCTTTGTCGAACCATAATTTGAAAATGTCTAATATTTCAGGTGATTCCACATCAGTAACTGATGACGAATCTCTTGTGACAGTTATATGTTCTATATCTTTTATTGTTAAAGTATTATTTTTCACAGTGTACCTAACCTCAATTGTGTGGTAATTGTCATAATCAATATCAAAATCTTCCTCAGTAACCAACGTCACTAATTTATCGTAAAATTCTTCTAATCTTTTAGGTAATTTTAATGGTGTATTACCAAATGGTTGATAGTAATAATCAATCGAGCCCGATTGGATGTAAAAGTCTTGAGTAATTAAATGATGTCCCTCACTTTTCAAATAAAAATGAAGTAATTTAAAATTCTGTAAGTTATCATTAATAAATTGTTCTATTTTTTCCATACTAATAAATATTAATCTTCAAATTCTAATTTTATTGTTTTCATCATCCATATTGGACGTTTTTTGGACTGTAATCCATCAATCCATTCTTTGGCTGTTGGTATGTAGTTATTACAATCTTCTTTAACGTGTTGTTCCCCCACATAACGTGTATAAACAGTCTTTCCGTCACTGTTAGTAAACTGAGTCCCAAATCGTTTTTCCATCTCAAAAATACCCTCAGAGTGATGTCTAAACATCCTATGGGTTGAATGTCCATACCAAGCTTTAGTTTCATCTAACCATTCGTGTAAATGGATATAGTCTTCCCATTTCCCACCAAATTTTTTAGCAGAACTTTTTGAATGAATAATTGGATGTGCCATAATTAATGGTCTATTGATGTTGTTAATATAATATCCTTAGAAATTCCCATAAATTTCCAAGAATCTTGCACAACACCTTCCAAACCTTCTGGGTATACTTCGAGTGCATATTCATAATTACCAGGAAATAATGTAACGGACAAATGAAATTTTTTATATTGTGTTGAATACCCCATAGAATCTACTTTAATTTTACTATCTTCACCAAATAACAAATCAATGTCTTTTTTAAAAACACGGTTCATCATTTTCTCAAAGAATAATTTCAACATATTTATAATAATATGGATACTGACAAAAAAATCAAACTTTTTATACAAGGAATGTCTCGTTATTTTAAAAAATTACCATTTGTAATTAGTTTTAAAATTAATGAAGATGATGTAAAAGCAATGTTTGAGCAGAATAGTGAAAAATGGATTTGGGGATTCGGTGTCGATTTGGTTTTATACCTTGGGGAAACAGATGAGAATTGGGTAGGAAAACTTTTTGATTATGCAAGAAATTTATGTATTCATTTAGGTTTAGAAAATACTGGAATACCCTATATGAACACAGATTATAAAGTAAGGTCAAGAGACTTTTAAATGTACTGTTAAAGTATTAATTCTTTCATTATATAAAAGTTTAATAAAATCTTTTATATCTTTTCTAATTCTATTCGACCCTAAGTCAAAATTTCTGTACTTCCAAACACTACCGGTCTCATCATTTCTTAAAAAATCTATTAATGTGTCGGAAATATTAATTTTTTTAAGTTCAGATTCATTAGTAATTAAATCAATGATTAAATCAATCCTGTTGTCAATATAAGAAACGTCTCTCACTCTCACCTCTAAAATGTAGGGGTAAGTCTTAGTAATAAACTTATTACACATTTCTTGTAACAGTAATTTCTTATTCATTAATACAAATATAGAAAATTACTAACAAAAAAACAACTATCTACCTTGTCCTCTGTAAGCTTTTTTGTAATTCTTTGACCTTTTGTTACTAGTCAATTTTTTAGAGAATTTACCTGTCTTCTTCACACCAAAATTAACTTTATTTGATGCGGAACCTTTTGAAACTTTTGCTGCCATATTTTGTTATTTGCCTATAATTATCCATTTTTTTATTTATTTTAATATTTATTCTATAAAAGAGCTTTGCTCATAAATTTTAAATCCAAATGAATGGATAATGACGACTTGGAGAAGAGTATTTCACAGAAACGTGGCGACATACTGTCTAATGGCTGGGATGTTTTTCAACCCTTTAGGATTCGACATCATTTTCAAAATGATTTTAGATGCTACCAATTCCTATTGGATTACCACCGGGGTTTTCTATGGGGTGTCTCTTTTATTTTTTGGGTTATATTTCTTATTTCGTAACAAAAAATGAAAATTGAAAATTTAATTAAAAAGGTTTTAAAGGAGCAAACTGAATTGGTTGGTTCTGAAGGTTTAAAATACCACTTAAAAAATAACATACCATTAACTGAAAACATTTACAGACCTCATTCTGAATCATTTTTTGATTTAATTAATGAAGTAAGAGAATTATATTTTGATGGTGAGATTACATTAAACGAAGAAGAGGTTGAAATTATTGAAACTGATTTGGGTGAAAAAGTAAGATTATCAAATGGTATGGAAGTTTATTTAGACCTTCCATTATCTGAAGAATTCATTAATGAAGCTGAATATAATGGTAAAAAGGTTGAGATAGGTAAACCAAGAAGAAATACCGGCGGAGGGAAAAAGTACGTTGTATATGTAAAAAACCCATCAACAGGTAGAGTTAAGAAAATTTCTTTTGGTGATGTTCACGGAGGATTAACCGCTAAAGTATCGAATCCTAAAGCCCGTAAATCATTTGCCGCAAGACACCAATTTTGTGGGGAGGTAAAACTTATCCTGGGTATTGGTAATATATGAAACCTTACATTGATTCTGAAATAACTGAAAATTCCAAAATACGAGTATTCAACTCTGACGTTGATTCAGGTGAGTTACACTGGCATAGAGACCGAGAAACACGATTAGTTGAGGTTATTGAGGGTAACGGATGGTCACTACAATTGGATAATGGGTTACCTATTAAAATGAACGTAGGAGGTGAGTATTTAATCCCTGAAGGTATTTATCATAGAACAATAAAGGGGGAAGGTGATTTAAAAATTAAAATCACATTTATTAATGAGTGAAAATATCTTAAATAGAATTAAATTATTAATGGAATACGATGAATCAACAACGTATTCTGATAATTTATTATTGATTGAACAGAAATTGGAGTACGACCAATATTACAAAAAATATTATTTATCCAAACAAAGACAATCTCAGTTATTTGATTCAGTTGGAGTACCTTCTGCGAATAGACCAAATATGGATATTTTCAGAGTTGTAAATGAAGACCAATGGTATGCGGTTTACGCTGTTTGGTTTGCTCAAGAAGTTGAATTTAAAGTTGCGGAAAAATGGGGATGGTTTCCTGAAGGTAGATGTCCTAAATCTTGGAAAACTCCCGGCAGAGAATCTTGTAAATCAGGTAACATAATTAAACGACTTGATTATAATAAAAACTCGACAACTACGTATAATGTTTCAACAATATGTTATAATGAGGATATCGCTTATTACAAACCATATGATAAAATAACATTTGATTCAGGTGTACAAAGTAGTGGTGGGTTGTTAAGTCCAAATAGTATTAAACGTTATACAGGTCATATACCAAGTTATGCTGATGTAGTTGCTTGTTATGGGCCAAGTTATATTAATGTAATTACTAAAATAAATGAATCTCCTAAGTCAGCATTTGTTAACAGAAGTGCTCCAGGTATGAGTAAAGGTCAACAATCGGTTAATGCTAAAAGTTTAGAATATAAGACAGGATTAACTTCGGAAGAAATACATAATATTTTAGCAGTATTAGAATTAGGTACCGCATTTATACCTGTTGCAGGTCCTGTAATTTCTGCTGCGATTGGTACTATTGATGCGTCTCTTTATTATGCGGAAGGTGATAAGGATATGGGTATGTTTATGTTAGTGGTTACACTACTACCTGAACTTAAAATTGCGTCTAATATTACCAAAAGTGCTAAGCTAATGAAAGGTCAAAAAATGATTGAAAAAAGAATTGCGTCAGGTAAACCTTTAAAACAATTAAATAGTTTTGAAATAGAGTTTATTGAAAGTTTAAAAACTTTAAATCCTTCAAAACTTAATAGTGAGATTAAAGAATCAATTGCACGACGAGCCGACAATATCTTACAAACCCAAGGAGAGAAATTAACAGAACAACAAAAAGCGTATTTAAAAAGTTATTCAAAAATTTACAACACAGAATATCTTGCTTGGGATTTATTAACCGCCGCTGTAGCCGCTTCAACAACTAAAATAGGTCAAGACATATTAAAAAAGTTTATGAATTTATTTAAAGTTCACGATATTAAATTAACTCAAGAAAATGCTGACAAAATTATTAAAGCTATTGGTGAACTTGATAAAGACACTCAAAATGTTATGGCTGACGCAATGCTTGACAATAAAGAAGAATTTGAGACATTTGTAAATCATCCTGAAGAAGTGGTAACTGAGTTAAAAAGTATGATAAAAATTAAAAAACCCACAAAACAAAATATTAAACAGGAGGAAATTGATGATGTTTTAGCAAGAATTGCCGATGATTATCCTGAATAAACTATTTATAAAAAAAATATATGAAAAATTTATTTGTAATTAATGAATCTGAAAGAGAAAGAATTCTTAATATGCATATAACTGCAACCAAAAAAAACTATCTACTTGAAAGTGAAAATTTATTGAATGAAGGAATACCAGGTCTTCAAAATGCAGTTAAGATAGGTATGAAACAAGGTGTTGAACAAGCTTCATTAATTGAGCTTAAAAATATGTTGAAAACATCTAATCCCGGAACATCAGATATTGATGGATTATATGCACAATTTGAAAAGGAGTATTTGTCATCGGCAAAACCAAATGACGTTATTGAAAAATATTTTAAAAATACTACTGACGATGTGTTAGAAGATTTTGTAGTTGCGTTATCAAAGCAAAATCCTGCGAAATTTACAAGATACGCTGCTGATGCTATTATGGGAAATGACTTTGCGAGAATTATTAGATACGCCGCGGAAAGAGGGGATAAACTTACTCTTGAAGAATTGGAAAAATTTAAACTTCAATTAGAATCGTATATTAATGATTTAGATACATCAGATGCGTTTACATTAGAGGTTAAACATAATTTTGAAACTCAATATCTTGATAAGATTGAAGAAAAAATTAATGCTAAAGGAGGTTCATCAAAATCTAAGGACGGTCCAATCCCTCCTAAACCTGATGACCGACCTGTAAATGATTTTGATTTTGGGGGTGGCACAAGTAAATTTGAACAACAAATTGAATCTTACTTACCTCCTAACAATAGATGGGACCAAATGGCTGATGTATTTGGTTCAGTACCTGTAGTAAACAGAGCAACTTCAAAATATGTAAAAGAATTAAATAAACTTGAGACAAAACTAAAATCATTTGACGGTACATTATCACCAGAAAATAATCAAATGTTCATTGATTTTATTGAAGCATATACCTCGACTAAGACGGCCAGAGATATAAACTCAAAACAACTTGAGAGGATGTACAGAACCTTATCGTCAAAACTTTCACCTGAACAAGCGTCAGTATTAAAAAAGTTTAGTGATGTCGCTTCAGGTAAATTGAAATTGGCTAATTTAGGTAAAACAGGTAATAAAAACATTGATACACTTTTAAGTACATTAGGTGCAAAGGCTGACGATGCACTTAGTTTAGGTGCCGGTATATTAAAAAAGGGTAAAAAGTTTCTTAAGTATTCAGGGGAATGGGTTATTTTCGGATTACTCACGTATATTATCCTTTCAGGACTATCAGGTGTTGGAGGTGGAGGAGCATCTGATGACCCTTGGAGTCCTAATTAAATTTACTTATAATTTTAGTAATAACATTTTTAAGGGTGTTTGCTGAGACAATTGTTAGTCCCCAAGCAGATACCCTTTTTACTATTTCAGAAATATCATCAGGACTTAATGATTCACCTGACGATAATTGCATTAGAATTGGAACAATTGGGATTAAAAATGAATATGCGACAATACCTGACATTGTATGGGTTGTAATGTTTAAACCTGACAAAAAACTAAAAAATGTTTTTCTTAAATCCAAAGCTTTATCTTTAACATATAAAAATGTATCATATATCCCACGTTTAACTAATTCGTCTTTAACTAATTTAAAATTTTCTTTGTTTTGAAACAATACGGTAAACACAACACCACATAAAATTAGATATGAATCCATTTCACTTAACTCAGGATTTTCTCCTTTAATTAATTGGGTTAATGGAGTGAGAAATCCACCAATTGCGGTACTCCAAGTTAAAAGAATTTTAAAATCAAACGATAACTGATTTTTAATTTCGGAATAAATTTTTTCAGATAGTTTTTCAGAATGTTTTTGTACATCTTCAATATCGTTAGATACTGACTCAATAAGAATCATTTTACGTTGTTGTTCACTCAATATAATCTTTGACATATTTATAAATATATGAGTAAAATAATTAATCCCGAATTAAACATTGGAGATAGAATTGTCTGTCTTGAAATGGATGGTGAACCGGCGTATATCGGTAGACGAGGTACAGTTATTGGAATTAATAAAGGTCCTTTCCGACAATATAGTATTGAATGGGAAGGTGGAGGTGGTGGTGGTTTATTTTTATTAGATACCGATAAGTGGGTTTTTGAAAAAAATTATAAAAGAAAACCAAAAATTAATGAGGCAAACAATGTCCAAGCATTAGCTGACGATTCAAAAATCTTAAAGTATTTTAAAATGCTTAAAATTAAAAAATACTTGGATTTACTTAGAGAGATATCAATCACAAATATGTTTGGTGCAAGTCCGTATTTGTATATCGGTAAAGATATTTTACAAAAAGAACATTATAATGAAGATAGTCCTGAATTTGACGAATTACTTGAATTATCGGAAGAAGTTAAATCAATAATGATTCGAGGAGCTATGACAATATTAGAAGATGAAGGTAAAGAAATTACACCTGAAACTGTTACAAGAGTGATGAAAAGATGGGCCCCAAAAGTGCTTAATTTTTGGATGACCCATTATTAAACTAAAAATATTGGGTTTTGTTCCCCAAAATATCCACCAACAATATTAAAATAATAATACTCAATGGAGTCTTCTTCATTCATATCTTTTTGAAGTGACGATAAAATCTTATCCCTTGAATAAAGTATTCTAATGCCTTCACCAAAAGATTCGGTGACCCCAACAATACAATCGTCAAAACCTTCCAATATAATTGCACCTTCGGCTAATTCGTTTACTTCTTCTCGTGTCATAAATTTTTATATTCTTCAAGTGTTAATCCTTGAGTGTCCTTATCACTCATTTTCATTTTAAAAGTAAACCCTGACATTAGTTTAACAATTACTTCTCTAACGTCCTCAACTGAGTCCCATTTAATACATCTTTCATCTGATAGTGAATAAGGTTCATCTACCAAATAATTAACAATTGTTCCACTTTGGAGTGTTAAAAATCCGTGAGCATATCCTTTTGGTACCATCACAGAACTACCACTATCTAATACAAATGTTTCAACTTTACCAAAGTCATCACTATTTTTATCAATATTAACTACAAAATCAATAATCTTTCCTTGGATGACTGATAATAATTTAGTCTGTGATTTTGTTGATTCTTGGAAATGTAATCCACGGAAAGTAAAAATGTCGTCATTAATGCTAACATTTGATTGGACCCATTCTCCTGTAATATCTATTGGGGTAAATGACCCTCGATGGTCTTTATATACCGGCTGATTTAATGTGTAAGGTTTCATTCGTTAAAAATAATAAAAATATTTTTTTTGTCAAATGTCTAATATCATATATTTATTGCAAAACATTTTAATTATGAACCCTTATTTTTTAAACATATCAGAACAAGAGAAAACCTCAATCACTGAAAAACACAGAAGTCTTTATAACGGATACCAAGCATTACAAAGCAAAGGTAATATGTCACCATTAACTGTTGGTGATTACGCATTGGATAAAGAAGGTGTAACAGTTAGTAATTTAGGTGAAGTTAAAAAATACACAAACACTGAAGTTAACAAAAAACTTAAAAAAGTTTGTGAACAATGTAGCGGATTATATGAAGGTGAAATGTGTGAACAATGTAGTAGTGGAAAAATGTCTGAAGGTGAAATGTGTGAGCGATGTGGCGGTGAAATGTCTGAAGGTGAAATGTGTGAGTGTGGTAGTAAGGGATATACTATGGAAGAATTAGAAGAAAACGTTAAATTAAAGTCAAAGTCTAATATGGTTATGGAAGACATTGACAAATCTTTAGATTGGTTCAAAAAATTAATCAAGTAAAATTTAAAAAATGTTTATTGAGCTTGTAGATTTTTATTACAACCAAAAAACAAATATGGTTGAAGTTGATTTCAGAGTTGCTGAAGATTCTGATGATGTAATTCGTCAAGAAGAGTTTGATGTCGACGTTATATTAGAGTATGGGTATCAGGTAATCAATCTTGATGATTTAAGTGATTCTTACTCCTCTTACGACGATTTAGAAGATTATATCTTTGAAAGTGAAGAATCTGACCTTGAACCCTCAGTTGATGAATACGAACTTAAATCTTTTTTGATTGAGTATTACTCAAACAACTCTGACAAATTACCTGATACCGAAATATTTTAAGGACCGATACGTGTAAACTTAATTACAATTGTCTCATACGGACCTGAAGAACCAAAAGCCCACTGACCTGTACTTCTCAATGTTAATGACTCCAAAGTACAATCAACAATCTTAAATTTTTTAACCGAACCGTTAATATTAAAACTTAACATTTCATCACCACCTGGTGTTGTGGTACGAGATAATACGTATTGATTTAACCATAGTGTTTGACCAGTTGAACTACCCGCAGGATTGAATCCAATTGTTGAATTGCTGATGTGCCAACGAGTAATCCCTACCTCAATTGCGTCTAATGGTAATGTACCGTTATCATTAACATATAAATCACCTGTGTAATAGTTAGTACCCTCCTCAACAGGAGATTGGTCAGAGGCTAATAAAGTAACTCTTTCAACAACGTATTCACCACCTAATGATGTGTATTGAGTGTTCCACTCATCAGGTTTGTAACACCCTGTTAATACGAATAATGACGATAATAAGACCAATAAATTTTTCATATTCCTTTTTTTTACGAATATACTACTTTTTTTCATATATAAAAATATTTATAAGATAAAAATGTTGTTTGACTTTAACACATACATTAATTTACTCAAAAGTTTTTCAAAAGATGAACTTAATGAGCAAGACGCTGCGGCACCCGCAGCGGGTGGGTCAACAACCACATCATCCGCTCCATCACCCCCCGCAGGTTATCCAACAGTTACAAAATGGGAAACAGGATTGACAAGAGGAAAGGCAAATCAAATTGGTAATACAAAATGGGAAAGTGGATTAACAAGGGGTAAAGCAAATCCTGTGAATAATAAAGAAAAATGGACAACAGGAATTAAACGAGGAAAATCAAATACGTTATTATGAATGATAGTAAAATAAAAGAAATTGTTAAAAGGATTTTAAAAGAATCTGTTGACCAAAGTAAAGTTACCGAAATTGTCAACAAACTTAAAAAATCAACATCCGATAACTGGTTTGGATTTGGTACAGGTATGGGCACTGATGAAGATGTTGCAGTTGAGGCAATTAAAGAAATTCCTAACTTAGAAACGGCTAGAGCTGTTAATGACCAATATAATTTAAGAGAATTTATTGATGACGAATTTAATTTTGAAAGAAAAACAGATTGGAATTCGGTTAAACAAATGTTTTCTCACCTTACTTCAATAGGAGTTAATGTGATTAACCCTAATGACCAAAAAACATTTGATTTAAATTTTGGTAGTGGAAGTAATACAGGTCAAGATTCACAATTAATAACACCTATTGTTAATCCTGAAAAAGAACAAGAAACTATAATTAAAAAAGGAAATTGTAAACAAGCACCATCTTTAGATAGTTTATGTTCAGGTTCATCATATTTAAAAAATTGTATGAAAGGAGACTCAGTAAACCCTGTACAGGAATTTTTAATTTCTAAAGGATTTAAAAATGTTTCTAAAACAGGAAAGGTTGATGGGATTTACGGACCATTAACAAAGGCTATGGTAATTAAATACCAGTCAAGTATCGGATTAAAACCTGATGGTATTGCGGGACCACAAACCATTTCAACTATGGGAATATGTAATAAGCCAAATGCTAATACCCCTTTATCATCGAGTACAGTGACTAATGTTGGAGGTGTTGGTACAACCCCTACTCAAACTTCTGTGATTACTACCAATCCTGACACTGAAGATGTTGTTGAGAGTTTATGTAAGATTACTGATAAGCAAGTTATAAGAGCGTACAATAGTATTAGAGAAAATATGTCATCTGATGACCCATCATTCTTAAGAAGAGAATGTAGAATAGTTATCAATTACCAAATGGATACCGAAATGCACTGTGATAATTTACAAGATGTAATTTGTTTCTGTGGAACTAAAGCAAGTTCAGGTGAAGATGGATATGCGTTTATGGGAGATAAGAAAAAGTACTTGAAAGGTTATGTATCTTCTTACTGTAAAACCGATTTCACTCAAGATAACACACAACCTGTAGTTTTAGACGGAGGAAACTCTAATATAATTATTGAAGGTTGTTCGACACCAGGAAGTGTTATTTCTATTTTACAACAAGAGGATGATGATATATCAAAGGACGATTGTAAGATTTTATTTAGTGAGGCAGTTAATTGGTATAATTCGTGGAAAAAATGTGAAAGAAAAGAACATTCCGCAAACCCAGCATATAAAGCCAAATGTTTTGCGTGTCTAAACAAGTTTAACTTCAATTGGAAAGACTTAGGTAGTGGTGAAAATAAAGTTGTTAAAATGTACGGGTTTAACAAAAGAGATATAAATAAAAAACAAAGAAGAGAATTACCAAGAATGGAGTCAGTTGAAGCATTAAACAGAGCTTTGTTAATGATGAACTATGATATGAATAAAACTCTTAGTGAGAATACTGAAATACTTAAAAAAAATGACAAGACAAGAACAAGAATTTAAAATACTTTGTGAGAAGTTTATACAATCACCACCAAAGTACAGAATGAAGATTGTGTTACCACAACTTTTAGAGTCTATTGAAAAAAACAAATCTTTAAATGAAGGTTTGTTAGATGATATGGGTAATAAACTTAAAGGATGGTTTGGTGGTACAGGGATGAACACAATTTGGGAAAGAGTAATTTCCTCAATCCTTGACGGTATGGGTATGGAAGAAGGATTTTTACGTGATACTGTTGAAGTTGTATTGGCAAATGCTAAGTGGACTGAAATACCAGGTATCTTAACTAATTGTGGTAAATTTAGTGATTTAATTGTTGCTCAACTACCTGAAATCATTACAAAATATGTTGCAAGACAATTTGTTGATGAAGATATTTTAACCGTAGCTCTTAGAAAAACAATTGTTGACAGTTTAGCAACTACCGAATTTGCTCAAAGTATGAAAGGTGTAATCCGAGATGCGGTTTGTAGTGCGTTAGGATGGGTTGGTGGTTTATTCGGAGATAAAGAAGAATATAAAAAGGCTCAGTATCAAGGTAGCGGAGGTGAGTATAGAGAAAAAAAGGCTCCAGTAGTATTTAATTAGACCTAAGAAATTGTAAGGTTGAGAAACCTACAATATAAACCATATATTTCAAAGGGGGTATTTAAATCTACAGAAAAGGTGACGAGAGTCACCTTTTTTGTTTCTAAAAACTTTTTAGATATTCTTCGTAAAGTTTTTTTAATACTTCACCTGATGTATCATAAAATATTGTTGGTTCTGAAGGTTGTTTAATCATTGTTAATCCACTTTCGTGTAATAATTTATCACCTTTTTTAAAATTACAGGGACTACAACAAGTAACAAGATTCATCCAAGTGTTTTCACCACCCTTACTTTTAGGTATTATATGGTCAATAGTTAAATTTTTCTTACTACCGCAATAAACACAAGAATATCCATCACGTCTCATAATTCTATGACGATTAACTCTAATTTTTCTTGCTTTGTATTTTATGTAGTTATTAAGACGAATAATTATTGGTCTTTTAATTGAACCTAACCCACAAAGGATTATTTCGTCAGTACTTTTAACCGCCTCAGCTTTACCCTTATACAATAAACTAAAACCTCGTTTAAACGAAGTCACATTTATCGGGGAATAATCCGCATTTAATACTAACACTGAGTTCATAATTGATACAAATATATAGATGAATTTGTTAATTTCCAAATATGACATTTTAACTATATTTATTATTATGGAAAAAGAAAAATTACTGAAATTAATTAAACGGTTATCCGGCAATAGTGAATTAAAAGGTAAAACACCAACAGAGGTTGGTGATATATTAAGTCACAGGGATTCTTTATATTTCGAATCATTAAATAGATTAAATGGTGAAGATACCGTATTATTATATTTTTTAATCCCATTATATGTTATGGATAAAGATATTAGTAAAATGTATGATTATATAAAATTAAATTTATATACATACTCAACCGTTGAGATTACCCAAGATTATGTTTACGTGACTTGTGGTAGTTGTGGTGGTGATGGTGAATATGATTGTTATGAATGTGGTGGTTCAGGTGAGGTGGACTGTGATGAATGTAATGGTGATGGTGAAGATAGTGATGGGGAGACTTGTAACAACTGTCAAGGAGGTGGGAAATCAGAATGTGAAGAATGTTACGGAAGAGGAACTGACGAATGTTATGACTGTAGTGGTAATGGAGAAATTGAAGATAATTCTGAAATACAAGGTACTCAATCATATTTTCTTAGTTATAATCAAAAAATCTATGAAAAACTTGAACTGTTAGATGATGATGATATTATTGATTATGACTCTGAATTAAGTAGTTATGATTTAAATAAGGACATAAAAACTTTAAGGTATCGTAACGAAGATGTTAAAATAGATAAATCTGAATTAAATGCGGATACAGGTGATGTGGTATTTTTAGGAGTCTCTAAAGATTTAGATTTTTACGGTAGTGGTGCCAATATATTCCTTGATAACTTTGACAGATTTTCTAAGTAATTTTGATAGTTTTAAAACAGAAAAAGGTGGATATTTCCACCTTTTTTATTTAGTACCCTCGACACGATTCGAACGTGTGGCCCACAACTTAGAAGGTTGTTGCTCTATCCAGCTGAGCTACGAAGGCGTTTATCTGTAACAAATATATGATTTTTTTGTTACATTATCAAATCTTTTTGACAACGTATCTGTGGCCTGAATCAGAATTTAATTGAAGGATTCCGCACATATCTTCCGCTTGGTCTTGAGTGTCAAATTCTAACACCTCATCTTGTGAATTAAGAATTATTACAGGTAATTCTTTTTTATCTACTTTCAAATATTTTATAATACAATACATAATTAGTAACCGAAATGTGTTCCACTATAATTATCCCAAGGGTCATCAAAGTGGGTTTGTTTTTTATTTGTGTTTATAATTTTAGAACCCTTTTTAATTAAAAAATCAGGGTCACTCTTAAATTCTTTCCAAGTATCAAAATCTTTTAAATCTTCAATCAATTCTAAAGGAATAATAATTAAACTTTTTTCATTATTTGTATTTTTCATAATCTTTAAGTGGTAAGAATATCCACATCAAGATATAAATAGTAACAATTGGTACTGTAGTAAATAAACAATAAATAAAAATTAGTCTAATTAGTAATGTATCAATACCAATCATATGTGCAAGTCCTGAACATACACCACCAAGAATTCTATTTGAGAGTCTATACATTGTTTTTTTTACAAATATACTACAAAAATTCAGTTATACAAAATTTTTATTTTTAAAATGTATTTATATGATATGGCACAGTTTGGAAATATTACAAATTCAGGTAAAGCAAGAATAAGTTCACCATTTGGACCTAGAAATATTGGTGGAAAGGCTAGTAAAAATCATAAAGGAATTGATTTATCGTATCCAAGTGGTACAGAGATTACTTCTCCATTAGATGGGGTTATTGAAAAGGCCTCTCCAAATGCTGGTAATTGCGGTGGTTTAATAACCATTAATCACGGTACATTTAATGGTAAGAATGTTAAATCAAAATATTGTCACGTTAAACGATTAGATGTTAATAAAGGAGACCAAGTTAAACAAGGTCAAGTTGTTGGATTATCCGGTGGAGGGAAAAATGATGTCGGTAGAGGTAATGCGATGGGTGCTCACATACATTTTGAAGTATGGGAAAATGGAACTCCCGTGAATCCAAAGTCATATTATGAAAATTCAATTAGTGGAGAGCAAAGTAATCTTACAGTCCCTGACAATACTAATACAGATACCAATGACTCAAATGATGATATTGATTTAGATAATAGTGATAATAAAACTAAAAGTTATAAAAATATTGCCAAAGATTTAATTAAAACATTATTTGGTATGGATAAAGGAGAAACTACTCCTGATTCAGTTAATGAAATTGCTCAAGAGATATATCGTTACAGAGAGTTAATTAATGAACAAGTTTTAGTTATTGATGGAGCAACCCAAACAAACACTAATGGTGGAGTAATGTACACATCAACAACTCTTACGTCAGATATCAGAGCATTTGACCCAGGTGGAAAAATTGAACAGTTGTCACAGAAAGGTGGTTACCAAAATGCGGTTAAAGTCGGAGGAAAATACGAATACTATTGGAACGGGTCAGCGACACCATCAATTACGGGAGTTACATCAAACGGGGTATTAGGTAGACTTAGTGATGGAAAATTATTTGTTAAGTCAGTTTCTGGAACTCAACAACCACAAACAAATACAGGAACTAATAGTAGTTCAACGACTAATTCCTCAACCGCACAAACCAATCCTTATAGAGATAGTGCAAAGGCAATGGTTGGAGGTGTTTTGAATACATTAGTTAACGGTAAACAACAAGCTGAAAACGTTAACAAAGATTATAGTAAACTTTTACAAGAAGAACTTAAAATGTTTAAAAAATTAATAAAGTAATGGGTGAAATTAAAGTAAAATTACCAATTGAAATTGTTGGTATTAAAACAAACAATATTTCTAACGGTGGTATAAAATATATCGTTGACAATGGTAAAGACCATAGAATTACTTCGGTTTTACCTGGTAAAGTTATTAAAATTGATGGTGATGAAGTTTTTATTTCACATAAAGACTCTATAGACGAAGATTACGTCTCAATCTATAATATTGACGGTGATATTAAAGTTGTTAAAGGTGAATCGGTTTCTCAGTCAACAGTTATCGGTGTTACTGATGAGGAAGTTGAATTTAGAGTTAAGTATAAAGGTAATTATATTGACGCAAAATCTTTTATTGGAAAAACTTTTAAAGGTGAGGGTGCTGTTATGAGTGCTAGAGATAGAGCGAGATGTATTGCAAAAAATATAATCAGTGTACCAAGAACCGCATTTGGAAAAAAACCTAAAAATGACCCTTGTGCATTTTATAAAGATAAAGAAGAACCTGATACAGATGTTGAAGATGATGATGAAGTTAAAAAAGATGATGAGGTTAAAAAAGATGATAAATGGGAGTTTTTTAAAGATGACAAAGAAGAAGACGGTGATGGAGATAGCTTATTAGGTAACGGAACAAAACTTTTAGGTGGAGAGACCACAGAAAAACTTAACGAAGAAATCTTAAGAATTAAAGAATTACTTAGACTTTAATTTTCTAACACTTTTGTAATCCCAACTAATATCATTAGTTTCAGAATCGTAAATTTCTGTATGAATAGGATTACCGTCGTAAACTGAAAAATTACCATCATAATCAGCTCTTTGAAAAATCGGAACTGCATTTTTTTCAGAATATGACGATTCTATATGACGATAAGTTACTGTTTGATAAACAGTTTCACGAACATCTACATCAAATGAATATTTTTCAAGGATTGGTATAGTGATGTCTCCCTCAATTTTACCATCGTTAATTAAATGATAATTTAAACTATATAAGGCGTAAATGAAATCAATATCTTCATACTCACCATCACCAACCCCCATTAGTTTTGTTATGGTCTCAATTGATTTAAAAACCCCATCGTCACTTATGTTGTAAAATTTAGGATTTTCTTCACCATCTTCTAATAATAGTTTATATAATCTAACAATAATATCTTTTAAAATCCTTTGGTTAAATTTTTCAAATTTTGAATTGGCCATTTTGAGTATTTATAAATAAATATATTAACACTTAATGTTTGATAAAGAAATAAAGGGACCGAAGTCCCTTTATTATTTGGTGGAGATGCGGGGGTTCGAACCCCGGTCCAAAAATGTTTACCATAAAACACTACACGTTTAGGTCATTGTTTTTCTAAACAATCCGAAACTTCACAATTCCCTTATTTTATAGTGGTTCGGTTTACTGAGAACTAATCCTCCACTTTGTTTCT